GTACGAACATTCCTTACGTTCAAAGCCGTTACGACAGCGAGCCTTACGCTCTTGAGCAAGAAGTCGCTGCTTGGGAACTGCCCGAAGAAGTCATCGAGAACGCCGGTGAAGGTCCCGCCCAGGTTGACCTCCGCGCAATCGAGACCCGCAACACCATGTCTCGTTTGATGAACTCTTACGAGTACACTGTTGCTCAAGCCGTTTCCGTCACCGGTGGTTACAACCCTTACGAGCCTTCCGCAGGCGCCGGTACTCAGACTGGTCTTGGCTTCACCACTTGGGCCAACTTCAAGACCGCCTACAGCACCAAAGCTGGTGGCGCCGATTGGTCCAACGACCTGTCTAACCCGATTGAGGACGTACTCAGCCTCAAGCGTTCTGTGGCGAACCAAATCGGTATCCGTCCGAACTCCATGGTCCTCGGTACTGCCGTGTTCGACCAGTTGCTGACCAACAAGGACATCCTTGATCGTATCCGCTACACCACTGCCGATTCGATTGACACCGACATTCTTGCCCGTTACTTCGGTCTTGAGCGCGGTCTCCGTGTGGCAGAGGGTCGTTACTTGGCCAACGACGGTAAGCTTCTGCCTGTCTTCCCTGAGAACGGAATCCTGCTGTTCTACAGCCCCAATGGCCCTTCCGACTCCGTGATGCCTGCTGGTGGCGCTAACGCTGCAACCCCGGCTTTTGCTTACACCTACCAACTCACCGGTACTCCCACGGTTCGCCCTGAGTACTACATCCGTGAGCGTCGTGTTGTTCGCGCTGAAATCACTGTTGAGCGTGTTGTCAACCTGGTTGGTCTTGGAGCCACTGGTCTTATCGGTTCTGGCGCAATGATCACCAACATCCTTTCCTGATAAAGGAAGGAAATAAGGAGGTGACCCCATGGCAATTCTCAGACCGCTTACCAAAGCCCAGTACGAAGTCTCTCTCGTTGCTCCTAACGGTCCAACCCTGACAGCGACTTTCACCAAATTCAGCGGGATCAAGGATTCATCCGATTCCAGCACTTACGCCAACGGCACAGGGAACAGACTGTTCCACCTTGTCGGGCCGCGTAAAATGGACGACATTACGCTGAACGCTCCTTACGACCCTACACTGTTCAAACAGCTTGAGCAATACTGGTTGACCTACAATTGTGAGTACATCACGGTTACCGTGACCCCTCGCAGTTGCACAGGCGACACTTCTGCCCCGGCCGGAGGACAATACACCTGCTACGAGTGCCGATTCATCAGCCTCAACACTGCAGATGTGGATCGCGAAAGCGGCAACCCTCAAGAAATCGAAGTTCAATTCACCTGCAATTACTTCGACAGAACTTGATACGGGTTTCATAGTCATCGCCCCCTCTTTGAGGGGGTTTTTTCATGGGGAGGGTAAAACCAGTTATCAAGGAGTTCCTGTAAGTGGATGGCCAAAACAAATTTCTCTAGTGGCGTCGTAGTTACAAGCAAATGGTTAAACGGCGCCAAAGACATTGTGTTCGATGGGCAAGACCTGGACTGGCACTACAACCCGCTCGGTCTTAATTCGCTTGTATTGTCCGGCCCAAACGGCCTCGACTCTCGCTATCTGAACTTGGCGAGCGATCAGCCTACGCTCACAGTCAGCGGAGTGTTTGTTTCCGGTGCTCCTATTAGCGGAGACAAAACCGTTACCGGGGCTTGGCGGTTTGGTTACGAAATTGTTCCAGGACCTGGTAACTCTCCTCCGAACCAAAACCCGGCTAACGTAGCTGCCAATGCCCCTCTCAGCTTTACAACCAACGACAAGTACAACTACGCCAACGGCGTCGCCACCCCCTCAATCGCACAGAAGTACGCTGCCCTGAGTGACGCAGATATCGTTACGAAAAAAGTCCTCAACGATCAACTCAGTTCAGTTGTGCTTGACAACGGCACTTACTCCTGACCTTGCTAGCTAGCGTTAAAAGTAATGCCCAGATACGCACCACTTCCCAACATTTCAATCGACCCAAGAAATGAGGCGGAGCTTGTTCAAGCCGCTGCGCAAAAGGTCTACGAAGCGTCTAACAACACGCTGAATGACTTTAGTGCAGGTAACCCTCTGGCTGCTTTACTTGAGGGTCAGGCTTTCGCTCAGGGTGAGTTTCTGTTCTGGTTGAACCAACTCCCTCCAAAAATCTTGACGGAGTGGATTGGACCGTTCCTTGGCGCCATGCGCCGGCTTGGTACACCCTCTACGGCTCAATTAGAAGTCTCGATTAACCCTAGCGACAGCGGGGTGCTTATTCCCGCAGGCTCCACATTTTTGACTGACCCGCAGGTTACAGGCGGAGAGAGTTACACTTTCTTTGTACAAGAAGGAGTCACAATTCCACCCGGAACAACTTCCGCTAAGTTAGTTGTTTACTCACAATACGTTGGTTCTGCGTACAATGTTCCTGCGAACTCAATTACCAATCCCTCTGGAGTCAGCGTAGCAGGGATTGAAGTTACCAACCCACTTCCGGCTGTCGGCGGATCGGACGTGGAAACGTTCGATCAGGTACAGGAAAGGTTTTTCACCTTGATTCGCCGAAAGAACCCTGTCAGCGAAACAGATTGGCAGGACTTTTTCGTAGACTTTTTCGGAGAGGGAACCCAAACAGTAGTGAAACTAGGGGAAAGTGCAGAAGGCTCTTACAACTATCTGTCCGACTACTTGAAAACAAGTGGGCAAGTTTCCCTGTTTTCTCTGGGCCCTGGCGGAGTAGAGTTGACGCCTGTTCAGCTTCAGCGTGGGCAAAATGCTGTGAATTTCTCTACGCCGCTGTCTTACGAAGCCCACCTGTACCCAATCACCGTCAGTCAGCCCCAGTACAACTTGACCGTGGAAGTAGAAGCCAACGGCGGCTTTGGCGGAGATTTCAGAGAAAGTGCACTTAACTTCAGAGATAGACTGTTCACTGTTTTAATCCCTGGGGCAGTATTCCCTTCGTCTATTGACCCCACCGTCAGCGACGTTGAGTCCGCCTTTAACAACACTTTCGATGGCACCACCCGGTACAGCGATCCACATATTCTAACTTCTTCCGCCTACAACACTCCTTCTTTCCTGGATGTTGACACAGCGACTTACACACAGGTTAAAACTTTTGACGCAAACCCCAACTTGCTTCAGCAGTACGACCTTGTTCGTGTGGATTCTCCTAACCCGACTTACTACCCCGTAAATACAGGGTTCACCCCGGTTTCTGCCGCCAAGAAAGATCAACCTTTGTACGGCAACCTTCAACTAAAACAAATTCAGCTGCTGAGCCCAGGCGAATTTCTCAAAGGCGACGTGGTGTACTACGACGACGGTGTAACACCTGGCCTCCGTGTGGTGTTAGAAAACCTGACTCTGGCTTCCTCTTCGGAAATTCCTTTGGCAATTGCCACCGGTAAAATCTCTGCAATCAAGGTGCTATCCCCCTGGACAGTAGGAAACTCCTACCAGTTCTCGGTCGGAGGTGTGATGAACCCTGATTTGGTTGCCTACGATTACGAGTCTGATGAGTTTGTACCTGACCCTGACTCTTTGATTCCCGTCAGTCAGCGCCCTGGCGCCCTAGTCTGGCTCGTCTCTCAGGACTTCACTTTGGCCGCCGCTACAAACGATCTAACCGGTGCTCAAGCTCAATCCCTTTTGGGTTCCTCGGTCACACCTCAAGAGCTTGTCAGTGGGACAACCTACGCAGCGGGTTCTTGGGTTTTCACTCCTCAGGTGGGTGGTGGGCCAAACTCCGTAGTTGACCCTAATTTCTACTACGTTGACGGGTTTGAGGGGGTTGTATGCAAGTTCGCCAGAGTGAACGCAACCTTCACTTGCGATCCTGGCTCTTTAACCTTGAAAGGTTACTTCGACAACCTCGTTGAGCAGGGCACAATCTCCGAGATCTCGGTATTAAACGGCACCGCTGGATTGCCTGTCTACCGCTACAAAGCTAGGTTTGCAGTTGGTGAGTACATTGAGTACAGAACTGACGCAGGTCTGGAGCCGAGTTACTTCATCGCGGCTCAATTTTTCACGCCGACGAGCACGGACATTCAGACATCCGTTGGAGAGGGCTCGGTAATCCCCCTCTACCAAAGTTTCACCCAAAAACAACAATTCGAGAGCCAACTTTCCTCAGGCGCTCTCAAAACCGTCAACAGAATGTTCACATTCTTCCGTGGGGATCGCACTTACTTCCGCAGTGGAACAACCGTCAAGTCCTACACCGCTACAACCAGCGTTACACCGCTTTTTGACTTCGGCGTTTACTTCAAAAATGGCGTGTTTGTGGAGTCAGGCGACCAAAGCTTGACATATTTTCACACCGCTGACTACATCCCTTACTACAAACCTTCCTACGCCGATCACGCCGAAGACACGATTGTGACTGCGGAGGACAGAAATGTCTACCGCGTTGTTAAAGCTTTCACGCCCACCTCTACCACGACCGACTGGACTGGGACTACCGTAAATAACAACCCAAGGCTGGAAGAATACCGGGGTAATCTTCTTCGGTACGTTACCGAGTACACTTGCTCCGAGGCGATTCAACCTCAGTATGACACTGAAACGTCGGTCATCAAATTAGGGGTGGCCCAGATTACAATTGTTCCAAGAAACTCTGGTCGCACTCCAAACTCCCAGCAAAACCTGGTGTACGTTTGGGAAGCCACTGACACCTTGACCGAGGTTCCCGCTTTGTCCTGGTACACTGGCACGCCGTTTGCTTACAACCCGCCGGATTACGGTCAAGGGACCCTAGCGCTATGAGTCAAACTTTAACGCCTATTAACGGCGGGACAACCAAGATTCAGACCACGCCAAGTTCGGTCTCGATTCAATACTTGTCTCCGCAGTACATCAAGACCAAGAGTCTTGAGTCTCAACCAACTCAATGGGTGCCTGGAGGCAGGCCGATTTACAACCGGTTGCCCGCAGTTTCTCAAACGTATCGCACCGATTTCAACTACGATGAGAATAAAGGTTACGTCCTGACTTCGCCCGGCGAGTCAATCAACGGACCCCAAACTTTGCAGCTTTTGTCCTCGGAAGACAAGAAATTTCTGATCGTGAAAGGGGGAGCCATTGTTTGGAAGTACGGTCAAACAGCGGTTGAGCCTGTCATTATCGACGTGAAAGCCGTTGGCCTTCAAAGCACACGTTACTTCATTGGGTACCAACTTTATTACGACAACGCTCCCATCGCAGGTCAATACGAAGTGTCGGACTTCTACTTGGGTGGTTTACCTCTCACAATTAACTCAAGCACCGACTTAGTGAAAGGGTGGAGGTATTCCCCCGCCAGCGCGTTTATTGAATCTTCGCGCATCTGGAGAAACAAAGACAGTAACCTCCCTGTTTACGCTCAACCCGCGAGCGCCTACCTGAGTTGGGAATCTGCTTTAGCTGCCTACTCTAAGATCGTATTGCGTTGCCCTTCCGGCGCCAACTTCACGGGCCAAGCATCTTTAAGCTACAAGGTGGGAGACAGCTGGAGCTTCGTTCAAACGGTGAGCATCCAATCAGACTCAACCAGTCAGTACTTTGAGTTCACAGTTGATTCCCCTTCTTTTCAAGAAGGCTGGAAAGTCTCTTGGACGGACTTGTCAATCCAGGTCGAAGAAATCAAAGTGTCCGGGATCGTGACCGTGCAAACACAACCAAGCACGTACGTGCCTCAATCCAATCTTGTGGCTTGGCCGGCGAACACTGTACCTTCTTCCTTCAAAAACAGTCAAGGTGATGACATACCGTTGATTTTTTGTGGTCTGGGTTATGTAGACGTGAACAACCTCTCCGAGGTAGAGAGAATTACGGACATTCGGGAAACAGTCAATGTCGGTTTTGAGCCGGTGTCCGATTGGTTGACTAAGCCCTGGGACGACAACCTTATTGAGAACTTCGAGCAAGTTTCGGACTACGCCAATCTGTGGATGAACCCTCAAGAAGCCATGAGACAAGAGTACTCTGCGCTTTCCAAAGACTCTATTCAAATCGTAAACTGAGATGACGAACTACACAGCCACTTTTGACCCTTCTCAGTTCGAGTACACTGGGCTGAAGAACCCGTACTTGTCTCCGGATCAAACCACCCAAGTTAACGCAACCATCGCACGTGTTAACGGGCAACTCGATTGGCTGGCTCAGTTAACCGGGTGGAATGGGCCAGACTATTGGACGAACTTGCCCACATCGTTGAACCAAAAGCGTCAGCTGATCGGTGGCTCTTTCGGAGTGTACAACGGTTATGTCTACCCGGAGATCCGTGAAATCAGGAACTGGAGCAATGAGGTTGTAGTCAAGGCGGACCCTGCTCTAGACGGGGCTCAAAGATTCTTATTGAAAGATCTTGAGCTTACGCTTCAAACTTTTGCCAAAGAGGGAGACAACTACGTCTTTAACTTTGGGGACCTAAGCTCCGAATTTTACTCCTTGATTGCTGCAGGAGAGCAACTCAAAGTCAGGGTCAATTCGTTGCTGCCTGCGCCTTTCTCTCGCATTGCGCCGGGTGTTTCAGCGAACCGCAGGTTTCACTGCGTGGCAGACGGCTCATCCTTAGCTTTGT